AAAAATAAGAAGCCCACTCCAACAGGAGGGCGTTTGTCGGAGTGGGCGACTTAGTGGAGGCTAATTAAAGCCTGTCGTAGAGATAACCCTTTTCTTGAAGATGTTGGGCTACCTGCTTGGACACCTTGTACTTTTGACCAGCTTTGAAAGAGTAATTATTACCCACGCCGATCGTTACAAAGTCCAAATCTTCCGCTACTCGAATTACTGTTGAATCATCTGCGGTGGTAACACCAACGCTTTCGACTTCATCAATAACAGTAGGAACGCCTGGAACTGTCAGGTCTACTACTTCAGTTTCTAAACGAACTGCGTCAATCGCTGTAGCAATTGACATTTCTTCAGATCGCTTTGCTAGAGCTTCAGCATTTGCCTTGATTAGCTCTTCGCGTTGACGTCCTGTGACGTCTGTTACTTTTGCTTTTGCCACGATTAGTATTCTCCAATGTTTGTGTTGGGGGGCGGGCAAGCCCGCCCCCTAACGAGTTTAAATTAGTTGGTTTCTGCCAAGACTACAGACTGGTCAGTGATTAGACCGAGACCGTAGATTGCGTACCAAGCAAGCGCATGCTCACGACCGAAGTCGAGGATACCGCCATCGCGGAGTTCGACTGGGAGGGAGATTGCGTGACCAAATGCATTGTCACCAATAAAGATTGCTGTGTAGCGATCCTTGTTACCGTTACCGGTCTTTGTTACTGGAGTGGTGTAACCGCCACCAGTTGGGTAGACAATTGAGCCAGGAGCAACAGCAGTATCAGTTGTGTAACCTGAACCTGCACCGTTTGTTACCTTCTGGATCTGTGTGGTCTCAATGAATACTGTGTCGTATAGACGACCAATCTCACCGAGCATGAAGTTACCAGGAGCAGCGTACTTAGTTACTTCGATGAACTCTGGGAGGTCACGAAGACGACGGCTCTGGTGTGGGTGGACGAACGCAACATATGTTTCGCCCAACCGTGGGATGTTCTTGGTTGAGAGAGTCTCTACAGCATCCTTAACTGTTGCAGTTGTTAGATGGAAGTTACCTGTCAAGGAAGCACGTGAAGTTCCAACGGTTCCTGAGGTATACCAGTCGTTGACAGCAACGTTAGCAGAACGATCATAACCGTAAATAACGGAAGATGCTGCCATGAGTGTGTCACGAGCCTGGCCGTCGAGATAAAGGGCCATGTTACGGCCTAGCAAACGTGAAGCTGATGCCATCACGTCATCGAAGGATGCGTTAAGTAGAAGCTCAGAAACTGCAATTGCATAACCGTGCTCAGCAACAGTAATTGAGAACTGCTGTGCGGTTAGTGCCTTAGTTTCCATGCGAACACCTTCGACCAATGCTGATGCAAAGCCGAGGTTGTTGTAACGCATAAAGTTGATTTGAAGACCTGGTGCAACGCCAAGCTCTGTCTTCTTAACAGCGAACTGTTCGAAGCGTAGAATTGGCATCGACTGGAAAAGAATTTCCTTTGACCAGATCGTCTGGATTGCTTGCGTAAGCTGGCTATTTGCGCCAGAGTACGCTGTAGGTGCGGCGGCTAAACCACCGGTACCTGTGAGGGCTGATGCCATGTCGGTCTTACTCCTTAGTATTAATTTAGTAGGTAATTACTTACTACCCGAAGATTCCCTTGCCACGGTCAGATGCTGCTTGTCCTAGCAACTTCCCGCGGTATTTTGCGTACTCGGTTACCGACATAGCGGCTATTTGATCCGCTGTAAACTGCTGTTGGTCCGAATTGGTGTCCAGGGGTCCGGAAGGCGGCGCGGTTACCCGGCTGCCTGTCATTTCACGACGAGCAGACTGCATAGCCTGCTGTGCAGAGTCAAGGATACGCGATGAGCGCTCTTTTAGACCTGCGATACTCTGCTCAATCTCTTCTTTACTGTTTCCAGTAATAAGATCAAGCAACTCGGGGATGATTGCCTCTCGCTCGTCATTTAGGCGCATTGACCGGTATTCACTGAGTTCAGCAAATTGGCGCTCGCGCTCTAGAAGAGTAAAAGCTTTTTCCCTCTCAAGGCGTTCTGCCTCGAGCTTTTCCGCCCATTCTTTTTCTTTTGTTTCCAAAAGTTGACGGACGTCCATTTCAGCCTCGGCCTTCTTACGTGCCTCAGCATCTTGTTCTGCACGAAGCCTCTCAGCTTCTGCGAGACGTTCTTCGCGCTCCTTCTTCAGAACGGCAAGTTCTTCCTTAAGAGAATCTATTTGAGGGTAGAGCTTGGACTTCTCCTGCTCACGCACTTTCTTTAGATCCTCCTCAGTGTAGGACTTGTTAGGAGTCTGCGATTGGACGGGTGTTACGAGTGTATCTGTCGTTGTTGCCGGAACATCCTGGAAAAACGCTTCCTGGGCTTCAGGCGAATCAACAATATTAGTTGTTTCTGACATATTTATTCCTTAGGTTTTGGAGGTCGTTGTCCGAATTAATGCCACGATGACCTGCGGATTTATTTGGGAATAGGCTTGCAAAGAAA